ATAGCGTCAGCTACTACTCCGGCCGCGGCAACAGAAAAAGCCCCTTCGGCGCCTAAAGGAACAACCAACGCGGCATTCACAGGGTTGTGCCAAGCGTTAAATGCACACCAAAAACAACTGGTTGACAAAGGCGATTATGAATTTGCCGACGTGTACGAAATCAAGTTTGATCCTCCTGAATTAATGAATTTAAAAATTCGTAAACCGGGCAGCACAGTGCAAGGCGCAACAGCGATGCAACAAAAGGATGCCAAGGGTGGAGAATTAAATCCAGAAACCAATAGTGTAAACAAAAATAGTCAAGCAGTACAAGTACCGTTTGGCAAACAAATTGTACAGGTAATTGAAGAAGTTTTGCGAGCAAGTGAATTTGTAACTGCACAGCAAGTGGCAGTAATAGACCCACTCACCAGCAAGGTAACTCAGCAGGCAACAACACCTAATGGACAAACAGCTTGGTTTAAAATTAGTGTGCAAACCACACCAATTGGAAAAAAGCAAGACTCAAAACGTAAAGACTATGCATACAAAATAACTTATTTGATTACGCCTTTTTCGATTAGCGCAGCGCCAAGTGACTGGTTTCCTAAAAGTAAATTTAGAGGAGTTCATAAAAACTTTAATTATTGGTTTACCGGAAAAAACACGCAGGTTTTAAACTACGAACAATCATACAACACTTTGTATTCATTAACCATGAGTGATCAAAGTGGGGTTGCAAGAACTGGCGGAACGATTAATGACAGTCGAGAACTATATGCAAAAACATTTGCCACCCGCAGTGGAGAATCTGATTCGGGTAGTGCATCCAACGAGGCGGGCGCCAACTTAGCTGAGGCACTTTATAATAGCAGTGACTTTATTGAAATTCGCATGAGAATTGTTGGCGACCCTGCCTTTATGCAACAAGGCGAAGTAGTCGGTGGTATTGTGACCAATTTTAATTATGCACCATTTAATACAGACGGAACTATTAATTTTGATGCAGGAGAAGTTTTGTTTGATGTTAGTTGGAACCGTCCCCAAGATTATAATCTCAGTACCGGACTAATGGATGTAAATGCCAAAAATGTTTCGTCTGGGGGTCAAAGTTTACCACAAGAGAATCAAACTTATCGTGGCGTTACAGTTAAAAGCATGTTTAGTAAAGGTATGTTCACCCAAGATCTACATGGAAGTTTGTTGTTAGATTTTGATAAAAATTCGTTTAACCCAACTGCACCAACTGCCACAGCAGCATCGGCGTCAAATTCAACCACAGCACCGCAAACCGCTGCCGCACCGCCCTTGGTTGCTCCAAATAATCCGTTGCAACAGGCAAAGGATGTGGTTGGTAATCCATTAGGAGCCGTTGGTAGTTTTTTACGAAACCCATTAGGATCACTAGGATCTGATGCCGCCGGACGAACACAACAATCAGCCTCACCTCCGGCAACAACCACCGATTCGACCACTTCACCACTGGCCGGCCAAACACCTCCGGTTGCGCCAGTAAGCCTACCAAAACCAGCCACATCCGATGGCGGAATAGTAAGTTATTCCTCAGCAACTTCTAGCAGTACACCGGCATCGTCTTCTACATTGCCGGCTCAAACTGCCAGCCCCGGCTCGTCTGTATCGGCAGTGACTAATTTACCACCACCGCCTAGTGTATTGCCAAGCAATATTAAAGATGTTATATTTGGTAATAATGCTGCCAGCGGTGTACAAACCAAAGTAAATACAACCCCACCACAAAAGATAGCCAAGGATTAAGGAACAGTAATGGAAAATACGCAACGAAGCCGAGGACGCTCCCGCAATTATAAATTAGATCGCGGTGGAAGCCCCACAGACTTTGGCGCCTTTGTTGGCGAAGTAATGAATAACATAGATCCTACTCGTAACGGGCGTTTACAAGTATGGATTGAGCAATTTGCCGGCGCAGATAAAACTAATAAATCTCTATGGCGTAATGTAAGTTATTGCCCGCCATTTTATGGAGCTACACCATTTACTGGAACCACATCGGGCGTTGGAGGATATACTCCAGGAAATCAACAAAGTTACGGCATGTGGTTTACCCCTCCTGATCTAGGAGTCCAAGTATTATGTTTCTTTGCTGGCGGTGCAGCCGACGACGGATATTATATTGGTTGTATTCCTGACCAGGGTATTAATCACATGATTCCGGCAATTGGTGCTGAAAGCAATTATCAAACTCAAAATAAAAATGAACAGACATACTACGCCAATGCCTCTAGATTACCAGTTACTGAAATTAATAATTCGCCAACCAACACTGAAATTAGCGAAAATCCACAATTTTTTAAACAACCAAAACCAGTCCATAGTTTTGTAGCGGCAGTGCTATTCCAGCAAGGATTGTCCAACGATCCAGTGCGTGGACCAATCGGAAGTAGTGCTCAACGAGAAAGCCCTAGTAACTGCTACGGTATCAGCACTCCAGGCCGAGCAATTTATCAAGGCGGAATAGATGAAAAAACAGTCAAACAAAAAGTAACCACCGGAGCACTTAATGCCAATGACGCCACAGTTATTGGCCGTCGTGGCGGTCATACCTTTGTCATGGACGACGGCGATCTTGAAGGCAAGGACAATTTAGTTCGTATACGCAGTTCTAAAGGACATCAAATCACCATGAGTGACGACGGCAATTGTTTTTATATTTGCCACGCCAACGGTCAATCATGGTTAGAATTTGGACAAGAAGGTACATTAGATGTTTTCAGTACAAACTCAATCAACTTGCGTACCGAAGGAACTCTTAACCTGCATGCTGACAAGGATGTTAATATCTTTGCCGGCGAAAAGATAAACATAAAAGCTAAAAAAGGCTTTGCACTACAATGCGATGATGAATTAAGTATTGCCTGCAAAAAAGCCATGACTATTTTTAGTGAAGGCAAACTAGGATTAAAAACTAATGTTCAATTCGCAGTCAAGAGTAAATTGGCCACAATTGACGGGGGTACCGCATTAAGTCTCAAAGGCATATTAATAAGTCTTAATGGCGGCCCTACTCTAGGAGTAGATGCACCCAAGGGCATTACCAAGTATGTCATGCCCGATACTTCGTTTGATAGCAGCACCGGGTGGGCGGTGGCGCCAGCCGGACTTGAAAGTATTGTAACTCGCGCTCCTACCCACGAACCGTGGCCTTACCATAATCAGGGTGTAGCAAACAATGTTAGCTTAGAAAAAGGACAACCAAGCCCGCCACCCGGAGCACCCCCAATGCCTCCTGGAACATCTATTACATTAACCGGTGCCAACGCAGCCAAAGTGGCAGAATTAAAAACAAACCTAGCAAACTATAAAGCAGAACTAGTTAAAGACGAAGAACTTCGTGCAAGAATTATTGCGGCCGGCGATACTAAGAACTTAGCAGGCATCGACCAAGTTATTGTCGATAGAAAGAAAGTGATTGCAGTGACCGAACAACAAATTGCTACCCTGGAGAGAGGGTCAAAATAAAATGGCAACATTTAAATATACCCTTCCTAGCGGCAATACCTTTGAGTTAGAAGCGCCAACAGGAACCACACAGGCTCAGGCAGATTTTATTTTTTACAGCCAAGTGGCGGCTGGAAGTCTTGTAGGGTACACAATAGGACAAACACTAACCAGCGCACAAACAAGATTAACTAATTTTGAATTAAGTCGTTTAGAAAGAGATACCGCCGGAGTCGACCGCGTAACTATTTTGTCAATTGTTAGTGGTAACGTGGCATTGTCGGTACCGGCGTTATTGAATACACCTTTACAAACTCCAATAACTGTTGCAGATTATGCCGGAACTCCGGTAGGTCTAGGGCTAGACCCGGTGGGACCATTAACGCCGGATGAAGTAAAGGCGTTGATTACAACCACAGAAGTATATGTCGATCAACCCCCGGATACTATCACTGATACCGGTATTGGCACTTACAATCTTACTCCAGAATCTTTAGAAAAAACAGGATATCTAAAACCAGGCACCGCCAATTATCCCGACTTTGCTTGTGTAATTGGTACACCCAGTGTATGGACTGGTAAGGATGGTGTAACCTCTGTGGCCGGCATCTTAGACGATCCAGGATTGCAAACCAAGATACAAAATGGAGTTCTACAACTTAATTACGAATCATTAACCGCTAGCGGAACCATTCAAACTCAAAACTCGGCACCTGCAAGCACCAGCACAGGACAAATTTACGGCGCCGCAGGGTTAACAGCGTTGACCGCTGCTAGTTTAGTGTCTGGAACTGCGGCACTTAGTAACAACTTTAATAAACTTATTACTTCATCATTTTCAGGAGTTACTTCGTTAACCAGCTCCATTAGCGGTCAAATACCGGCCTCGGTTAGCAGTTTATTACAAACCCCAATTAATAATATATCAACCATTGCCAATGGTGCAGTCAATAGTGTAACTCAAGGAATTTCTAATTTAACCGCCGATGCTACCGCAGCTGCCAATCAACTAGTAAAAGAATCAGTTGGTGCAGTAGTTAATAATGCTGCGCAGTTTACAGCACCGGTGGCAGCGGCGTGGGCACAAGGTAGTGCATTATTAAATAGTACACTAGGATCAGCTCAGGGTGTACTAAATTCAGCCCTAGGCGAAGCACAAGGATTATTAACTGGTGCTATTGGCGGCGCTCAAGGACTGTTAACTGGCGCTTTAGGATCAGCACAAGGATATGCCACTAATGCATTGGGTAGTTTATCTGGTATAGCTACCGGAGCACTAGGTTCGTTAGGAACTCAAGCCCAGGCGTTGTTAGGCAATCTTGGCGGTAGCTTAGACATATTTGGAAAAATGTCAAGCTTCAGCGTAGACTTTAGTTTGTTCAGTTCAGACAGTTTAGTGTCGGCTACTAAAGTAGCTGGAGGATTTAGTAACACAGTCAATCGACAAACAGTAGATGCAGCAGTGAAAAGATTATTAGGAAATGCTAAAATTCCTACACCTAGTTTTGAATTTCCTAGTGCTCTTACCGCTGGAATTAACGCCGATATTCAACAAGCACAGAAAAAATTGTCCGAGCTTAAAACACAGTACATAGGATAGAGTAAATACAATATGACTACTTTTGTTGGATTTAGCACCATTAATCAATACAAAAAGTTTACACTAGTAGACTTTGAGTTAATTAAACGCGACTTGTTAAATGCGTTTAATATCCGCCAAGGTGAGCTTGTTGGTCGCCCAGGCTACGGAACAACACTTTGGGATAACGTGTTTGAAAATCAAACACAAGAAACTATCCGCACTATTACCGCAGAAATCGAACGAGTAGCAGGTGGCGATCCACGTGTGTTTATTGATACTCCGCAAATATTCCCACAACAAAATGGACTGTTAATACAACTTCAAATTACAGTGATTCCAGGCCAAACTGCACAATTATTATCTGTATTCTTTGATCAACAAACACGTCGAGCCAGTTACGTTTAACTACCCAGTTTATTCCTGTAATAAATAATACAACAACGGAATAACCATGGCCACAACTACAAGACAAACCGCGATATTTGGTGTTGAAGATTGGAAACGAATCTATCAAACCTACCGCGAAGCTGACTTTCAAAGCTACGATTTTGAAACCCTACGCAAAAGTTTTGTAGACTACTTGCGCCTGTATTATCCAGAAACATTCAATGATTATATTGAGTCTAGCGAATTTATCGCCTTACTTGACGTTATGGCTTTTATGGGCCAAAGTCTTGCATTCCGCACAGATTTAAACACACGTGAAAACTATTTAGACACAGCCGAGCGTCGCGATAGTGTTGTTAAACTTGCACAATTAGTAAGTTACACACCTAAGCGCAACACAGAAGCATCGGGATATTTAAAAGTATTCAGTGTTAAGACCACAGAAAATGTTTTAGATTATAACGGTGTTAATTTATCTAATATTACCGTAAACTGGGCAGACCCAAGTAATCAAGATTGGCAAGAACAGTTCACAGCAATCATCAATGCCAGTTTAGTTAATACGCAACGCATCGGCCGCCCTGGCAACAATCAGGTCATCCTAGGAGTAGATACACAGGAATACACCATCAATTTGGTTCCAGGATACTTACCGGTGTTGCCTTACACCGCTACAGTTGATGGGGTCAACATGCCATTTGAAGCAGTTAACTCAACTAGCGCCGGCAAAAGTTATGTTTACGAGCCACGTCCATTACCTAACGGACAATTTAATGTTTTATTCCGTAATGATCAATTAGGTTTTGCAAGTGCTAATACAGGATATTTCTTCTTGTTTAAGCAAGGCGTGTTACAAAATCAAGACTTCAACTTGCCAGAACGTATTAGTAACCGGTCAGTAGAGATTAATATTGAGGGTGTTAATAACGAAGATGTTTGGTTGTATCAGTTAGACAACCTGGGCAACTTAACTCAAGAGTGGACTAAAGTTGAAAATGTGTATGGTGCTGCAATTGAACAGTTGACTCCCGGAACGCGAACAATTTATTCTGTAACAAGTCGCACCAACGATCAAATTACTTTAAACTTTGGAGACGGAGTATTTTCCACAATACCTGTTGGTACATTTCGTAATTATGTTCGTGCCAGCAACGGTCTCCAGTACATTATTAATCCTGTTGAAATGCAAAGTGTTCAACTTCCTATTTCTTATGTTAGTCGTACTGGGCAGTTGGAAACGATTACCTTTACCTGTGGTATCACACAACCTGTAAGCAACAGTCAGGCACGTGAGACCATTCAAGAAATTAAGCAACGAGCACCTGCACGTTATTACACACAAGATCGCATGGTCAATGGTGAAGATTACAATAACTTCCCATTTACAGCTTACAATAGTATTTTAAAATCAAAAGCGTTAAATCGTGCCAGTATTGGTACCAGTCGCTACCTCGACCTAGTAGATAACACTGGCAAGTATAGTAGTACTAATATTTTTGCCGCCGACGGCGCATTATATGAAGCCAATAATTTGCCAGCTTTCCAATTTACTTGGCTAACCAACAATGATATTGCCGATGTGATAACCAACAGCATTCAGCCTGTGTTGGTTGAAGACGGTGCCAAACAATTTTACTATGCCAACTATACTCGACCAGACTTGACAGTATTAAATATTACCTGGTATCAAAGCACCACACAATTAAATGAAACCACTGGGTATTTCCAAAATTCATTGGACAATCCAGTATCCATTGGCACTTATTCAAGTAATAACACAAAATATATTGAAGTCGGATCTCTAGTAAAATTTGTAGCTCCTACTGGTTATTTCTTTGACAAAGACAATCAACTAGTAGCCGGTGTTCCAATTAAAGCCGATGAAAAATATTCAATCTGGGCCAGCCCAACCGCAGTTTATGTCGATGGAACTAATCAAGGCCTTGGTAACTTTACCAACGGATTAGGGCCAGTAGTACTTAACAATTTTGTACCCACCGGCGCAATTGCCACCCAGGTTATTCCATTGTTTACCACCGATTTTACCAGTACCTTTGCACAAAGCGTTGCCGAGCAAGTACGATTAAATCGTAATTTTGGCCTAGGATATGATAATTTAACAGCCACCTGGTACTTAATTAATAGCACCAATCTTGATATAAATGCTGATTTTAGTTTGGCCAACGCACAATCAACCGCCGGCGTTAATAGCGACGCTAGTTGGTTTATACAGGCAACAACAGACGGATCAACATATACTGTGGTTAGTCGTAGTTTAGATTATTTCTTTGGCAGTGTTCTAGAAACACGTTTCTTCTTCTTTACCAATCAAAAGATCTACGACAGTCGCACAGGCACAGTTATTAGCGATTTTGTTAATATATTAAAAACTAACAGCAAACCCGACAACAATACCCCACTTGAAGGCGACACTCGTGTACGGATCATTGGACAACCAGTCGAATCAGATGGCTATGTCGATGATTTCCAAGTCGTTGTTGGGTTTGAAGATAACGATGCCGACGGCATTCCAGACAACCCAGATTTTTTCAATGACATTGTAGCACCCGGGGTCAATAGTAACTTAAAATTAGTATTCCTACAACGTACTGTGGACTTTGATAATCTTCAACGCTATTTGTTAGTTGAGCCAGGAGTAGTCAATAGCGAGTACCCCACACAAGCTGCAATTGAATTAGTCAAGGCCGAATATGTTGATGGCCAGGTATTTTATGCCTACAATCCAACCAGTGCCACTAGTAATATTAATTATACCGCTGGTCTATTTTATCAATTAACATTGAACAACGACGGAACAAGAACCGTAGACCCTACTGCATCGGGTGAATGGATTGCTCGAGTAGGTCGTCAAGATTTGTATTTTCAATATCGCCATAATAGTCCATTGACCAGTCGTCTTGACCCAGGCACAACCAATATCATTGACATTTATATTGTAACCTTGTCTTATTATGTTGCCTATCAGAATTGGATTAAAGACTCGACTGGCACGGTTGCTGAGCCAATCCCGCCTACGTTAGATGAACTCACTACCGAATATGCTGGTCTTCAAGATTATAAAATGATATCTGACAATATGATTTTAAATACTGTAGAATTTAAACCATTGTTTGGGGCTAAGGCTGCGCAAGAATTACGTGCCGTTATTAAAGTGATTCCGGCTGCTGGCACTACAACTAGCACCAGCGAAATTAAAAATTTAGTAGTGACCAATATGGATGCTTATTTTAGTTTAGACAAATGGGATTTTGGAGCTACCTTTTACTTTAGTGAATTAGCCGCCTATATTCATCGTCAAATTGGCAGTATTGTAAGTAGCGTGGTATTGGTTCCTCTTAATCCTCAAAAATCATTCGGTGACTTGTACGAAATTAGGTCAGCACCAAATCAAATCTTTGTTAATGCCGCAACAGTAAACGACATTCAAGTTATTCAAGCCTTGACCAGTACAAATATTCGTACTGCACCCGGTAGTGGAGTAATTTAATGGCAAGAGTCCGCACAGTTGACTTCCTGCCAGAGATATTCCAGACACCAGTCAACAGACAATTTCTTTCAGCGACGTTGGACCAATTGGTCCAGGAGCCTTCCTTTAAGAAAACGCAAGGCTATGTAGGCCGTCGTGTTGGACCTGGTGTTAATCCTGAAGATCGTTATGTAGTTGAACCTACTACTAGTCGTCGAGATTACCAGCTCGAGCCAGGCGTTATTGAAATTAATAAAGAAAATAGCAAAGAAATTATTGATGCAATTACATATCCTGGCATTACTGATGCATTAAAACTGCAAGGTGCCGACACTACTAAAGCGGATCGCCTTTATACTAGCGAATATTATACCTACGATCCGTTTGTTGATTTTGATAAATTTACCAACTTTGCTCAATACTATTGGTTGCCGGCAGGTCCTTTAGCAGTTGACGTAAGTGCTACTGCTATTCCGTTAACCGATGACTTTGCTGTAACTCGTGCCAATGGAGTTTATACGTTCAGTGGCGTTACTGGTAACAATCCAATTATAACTTTAGTACGTGGTGGTAATTATAATTTTAATGTTGCGCAAAATGCCACTGAAACTATAAACTTCCGGGTAACAAATAATGGTATTTCATCTTATACTATTGACTACGAACCAAACCCTACTTTAACTTTAGTACGTGGCAATACCTATGTATTCAATCTAAACTTAACTGGTGTTTTTCCGTTTTACATTAAAACTATTGCCAGTCTAGGCAATATCAATACTTACGACTCTGGCGTTCTTCGTAACGGAGCCACCACAGGAATTATTACATTTACTGTCCCTCAAGATGCACCAGACACATTATACTATTCTAGCGCCAATGAATACAATCTGCGCGGGCAAATTAATATTATTGATGGCACACCTGGTACCGGCCCCGGTTTTTGGATTCAAACCGATCCAGGAGTAAATGGTCGACTACCATATGCACCAAACATTAGTAGCCGTGATGTTTTAGGAGTTATCAACAACGGCGAAGATCTTGGTACAGTTACATTTGATGTGCCATACAAAGATGCACAAAGTTTTTATTATAGTTTACCTACAATTGGTAATATTTCTGGAAAGCCGTCCGGCACAGTAGATCTTGTGACCACTCTTGATTTTAATCAAATTAATAATCAATTTGTTGACACATTTAATCAAGTTAACAACGGAATTGATGGCATAACATCACTCAATGGTCGAACAGTTGTATTTTTAAATCAAAATTTAGATCCAGAAGGTGGCGGATGGCAAGTTACTACTCAGTTTGATCCGTTGGTTGAAGCGACAGTCAATAATGGATTACCAGGAAGTTTTGATTCTGTAGCATTTGATCAAACCACTGATGTTCCACAAGATCAATACTACGACGTTTGGCAAATACAATACAAATATGATACTGATGGTCAAGCCTACATGGTATTGAACAATGTATTGTCAGTTAGTAATTTAGAAAAATTTAATATTTTGTTTGGTACTGAATATTCTAGTACCAGTTGGTATAAAAATGCCTCTGGATTCTTTGAAGAAATTCCTTTGCTGACAGCAATTAAAGATGTTCTGTATTATCAAGACGGCACTGATCCTGAAATCTTTGGACAGATTCGTTTAGTTGATCCCGAAAACAACGCCACCATCGACATCAACGAAATTATTGGTAGCCCTAACTACACAGCACCAAACGGGGTGATATTTACTAATGGATTGAAAGTTGTATTTCGCGGAGATATAATTCCTACCAGTTATCAAGGCAACGAGTATTATGTTGAAGGTGTAGGCACCGCAATTAAATTATTACCGGTTAGTAACTTTATTACTCCAGAAACCTACACACAAAGCGCCACGGTGCCATATGATAGTACTCCATTTGACGTGGGTAACTTTGATGCAACATTAAATGCGCCAATCATTCCAGATTATCTCACAATCAATCGTGCAGACTTATCTTTGAATCCTTGGACTCGTAGTAATCGTTGGTTCCACATTGATGTAATCAATGCGTCTGCCACCTACAATGATACTGTAGCAGTGGTTGATAATTTACAACGTGCTCGTCGCCCTATTTTAGAATTCCGTGCTGGCACAAAGTTATATGATTTTGGTACTGAGGCTATAGCACCGGTTGACATCATTGATTTTAATGTTAGTGATGCGCTGAGTGTTGTAAATGGATCTCTAGGGTATGGAGTAGATGGATATACCTTTATTGATGGAACCACAGTTATCTTTGCCGCAGACACTGATCCAAATGTTAGAAATCAAGTGTATCAAGTTGAATTTATTACACCCGATACTGTACCTCCGTTGATTGCTGAACCGATTATTAATCTTACACCAGTATATTCAACTCCGGTAAGAGTTGATCAAAACGTAGTATGCCTCAGCGGAAATACCTTGCAAGGACTAAGTTTTTACTTTGATGGTGTTGAGTGGATTAGTACTCAGCAAAAAACAAAAACAAATCAGGCCCCATTGTTTGATGTGTATGACACCGATGGGATCAGCTTTGGCTATAGACCCAAATATCCTAGCACGACCTTTGCGGGCAGCAAGTTGTTTAGTTATGCTACTCCTAGCACAGCAGCTGAGACCACAATTACCAGCACACTTAACGATCCTGTGCTAGGTTTTCAACTAACCTATCTTAGTCTAACCAATGTAGGCGACATTGTATTTGACAATAATTTGTATAAAGATACATTTGTTTATGCTCCAGACTCGGTTGGTACAACTGTTCCAATCAGCACAGGATTTGTTCGCCAATACAGCAATCGTATTACCTACTCTCGAGAAATTGGTTGGCAAACCGCAGTAACCAAAAGTCGTGCTAGACAACAGTTTCAGTTTACCTATGATGGTAAGCCTCTGCTGTTAGATGTTAAAGTCATAGACAACAATGTGGTTCCTGCGGTTCAATTATATGTAAATGCCGCCTTTCAGGAAAGCTACAATTATAACGTAGCAACAACAGACACAACCACAACAATCACATTTAATACGGTATATGTACTGGGCGATATTATTGAAGTGGCTGTGCTAAGTGATCAAGCTAGTGCAGTTGCATTCTACCAGGTTCCGACTAATCTAGAAAACAATCCGCTGAATGCCAATAGTCCCTCGTTTACTCTAGGCACCTTGCGTAATCATTACAATACTATTTGTCAAAATTTAATTGACATAAGTGGTCCAATTAACGGTGCCAACAATAGCCGTGACTTAGGTAACATTATTCCTTACGGTCAACAAATTTTACAACAGTCAGCTCCGCTAACCTTGTCTGGCTATTTCATGCGCAGCCAACAATATGATATTTTTGCGGCCTTGGATTATAACAGTAGAGAATACATTAAATTTAAATCAAAGTTGTTAGAAACAGTAATTAGTAACGATTATGGAACAATGACCATACCCGAGATACTAGATGCGGCCATTGCGGACATTACGGTAGGGCGCACAGATATCAATCCATTTTATTGGTCCGACATGTTGCCTACAGGATCAGTTTATACTGAAACCAACACCACAGTTACAGCCATAACAACCTCAACATTTAACACAGTACAAACCTATGATTTTACCAGTGCTAACTATCTTGGCTTATTGGTTTATCTAACTAGAACGGTTAATGGACAATCTGTTACTACTTTGTTAGAACGTGATGTTGAGTATGTTGTAAGTCCAACTGGCCCCCGATTAACTATCAGCGTTCCGTTACCAGTGGGTGATATAGTGAGCATTCGAGAATATTCTAACACTGCCGGTAGTTTTGTTCCAAACACTCCAACTAAGTTAGGCCTGTATCCTAAGTTCCGCCCTGCAATTTTTTACGACACCAATTATGTAAACCCAACAGTAGTGATTCGCGGGCATGATGGTAGCATCACTGTAGCATTTGACGACTACAGAAATGATATTTTATTAGAATTTGAAAAGCGCATCTATGATAACATCAAGACTGATGGAAATCCTATTCCATTAACCATCGATGAAGTCATGCCAGGATTCTTCCGTACAACAGATTATACACAAGCAGAAATTACTACAATTCTTGGAAATAGTTTTTTATCGTGGGTGGGTTGGAACAAATTAGATTACAAAGCTCAAGATTATGTTGCAAATAATCCGTTTACTTACAATTATAGTGATGCCGGCAATAAGATCAACGAAGAACCGTTGCTTGGTGCATGGCGTGGCATCTATCGTTACTTCTACGATACAGAAAGTCCAAATTATACTCCATGGGAAATGTTGGGCTTCAGTGAACAACCAGATTGGTGGATTGACCGCTATGGTCCAGCACCGTACACTAGTGACAACTTGGTGTTGTGGGATGACCTCGAAGCTGGTGTAGTAGCAGATCCAGTGGCATTTTATATTCGTCCAAACTATCGTCGCCCTGGTCTGACCACAGTTATTCCGGTTGGCAGCGAAGGAGAGCTCCTAAGTCCATTTGAAAGTGTTGTAGGAGCATATGATCCTACTGCTTTCCGTAAGAGTTGGCAAGTTGGCGATGGTGGCCCTGTAGAAGCCGCATGGTGGACAAGTAGTAGCTATCCATTTGCTGTCATGCGTTTACTTGCACTCACACGCCCAGCAGAATTCTTTGCCTTGTTTGCTGATAGAGATCTTTATCGTTTCAATGTTGAGTTAGACCAATATTTGTATAATGGTCGATATAGACTAGATGCTAACGGTATTCAAATTTACGGTAACGGCGTAAGCAAAGCCAGTTATATTGATTGGATCGTTGACTACAATCAACAATTAGGACTTAATAGTACCGATAGCCTAACAACTGCCTTGGCAAACCTAGATGTACGTTTGTGCTATCGCATGGCTAGTTTCACCGACAAGCAGTACCTACAAGTTTATACAGAGCGGTCAAGTCCAAATAGTTTGAACAGTAGTTTATTATTGCCAGACGAAAGTTATAATCTTTTATTATACAAGAATCAACCGTTTGCCGATATCACTTACAGTGCCCTAATTGTTGAGCGTGTAGTTGATGGTTATGCAATTTACGGCTATAGTACCATTGCACCATATTTCCAAATTTTAGCCAGCTCAAGCAATGGAGTATTACAAACAATCAGCGCAGGCGGAGCCACAGTACGTGTGCCAGCACAATACACTCAAAATATTGTGCAAATTCCATATGGATACACATTTAATAACACCACAATGGTGGTTGATTTTATTTTAAGTTATGGCAAGTACCTGGAAACACAAGGCTTAATATTTGATGATCAAGAAAACGGATATACATTAAACTGGAGTCAGATGGCAGCAGAGTTTTTATATTTTAGTGAGCAGGGCTGGACCGAAGGCACCATGATCAATTTAAATCCTGTGGCCACAACACTTCGAGCCTACAGAGCCGGCGCCATAGTTGACACTATTGTAAGTCGAACTCCCGAAAACATGTTGCTGGATCAAAATCGTGGTACATTGGCTACAAGAGACCTAGTTGTACAACGCTATGGTAACGATTTCACCGTTAGTTCAACTACTAATCAAACAATTAGTTTCTTGCAATTAAGATTTACTAATTATGAAAACATGGTGGTATTAGACAATGTTAGTATCTTTAATGATTTAATATACGATCCTACCACTGCCGCTAGACAGAATCGCATTAAGATTTCTGCCAGCACCAGCACAGACTGGAATGGTCAGCTGGATGCACAAGGATTTGTGCTTAATCAAAATAATGTTAAAGAATGGGTACCAGATAAAAAGTATACCAAAGGCGAAATAGTTTTTTTCAAGAATCAATATTGGCAGGCAATGAGCATTATTCAACCCAAAGACAGGTTTGATTTCCAGGACTGGGTCAAGAGTAATTACAGTGCAATACAAGAAGGCTTGTTGCCTAACCTTGCCAACAAGGCAGATCAATTAGCCAACAGTTACAATATTAATAGTGCAAATCTTGAACGAGACAACGACTTGCTCAGTTATGGATTGATTGGATTTAAGCCACGCGAGTATATGGCAGCCTTAAATCTTGATGATGTTACCCAGGTCAATTTATATCAACAATTCCTAGGAACTAAAGGCACTATAAGAGCTGCAGAATTGTTTACTCGTGCCGACCTAGGCAAAGAATCCGGAGAATATAACATTTATGAAAACTGGGGTGTATTGGCGTCCACTTACGGGGCTAATGCTAACAAGAGTTTTTATGAACTACAATTAAATGAAGCATATCTACAAGCAGATCCTTCTACTATACAGGTTATCCAACCACAAGAAACTAGCGAAGCCGACCAAACTGTATTCTTAAGTAATATTTGGCGTAGCAGTTACAAATTAACCTCTACGGATATTTTACCAACAACATATACAACCGATCCGGAAACTGCACTACCTAGTGCAGGATATGTCGACCTTAATGATGTAGACATTACAGTTTACAGCTTAGACGATCCAGCAAACATTGCTGCATCCATTGGAACTATCGGCATTGGTACAACTATCTGGGTGGCCAAGGTCAACAGTTACAACTGGGGAATTTATCGTTGCAGTGAAGATCCAGGCACAGTGAACCAAATACAGGACAATCTCAACGGAACGGCCATTGCATATTTTACCAAGCCGCATAATCTTAAAATTGGTGATTTAATTATTTTACGTTACTTTGGCAACGAAGACGGTGTATATCGAGTATTGGGTGTACCTTCTATATCGTCGATCACCATTGCTATTAGTTTTTACAACACTAATCAAACCAGTGTCACTGGTACTGGCTTGGCATTTTATTTAGAAAGTCAACGAGTTAATCAGCCTAGTGATATTCTTAATTTATCATACGTAAAAGATCTAGTGCCAGGCGCAAGAGTTTGGGTAGATAATGACACAAATGGCCACTGGGAAGTATTAGAAAAACAAAGTCCATTTGATGCATTACAAATTTTGCTACCTATTCCTCCAGTATCTAATAGTCGCTACGGTGCAAGCCTTGCTCAATCTGCAAATCACTTTGCCGCCTTGGTAGGTATGCCAGGCACCGGTAGTGACACTGGAATTGTACACACCTATCGCCGCACCGATGATACTAGTTATGTAGATAATGTTATATTGACATTAAATGCAACCGATGTAGTTGGGTTTGGAGCAAGCGCCGACTGGGGCAATCAAACATGGTCTGTGGTTGGTGCACCTGGAAGTAATAATAATGCAGGATATGTGAATACTCTATATCTAGTACCAGCATCAAATGATTACAAGCAGACTCAACTTTTAGTTGCACCCGATCAAGACTTTAATGCAATTAAATTTGGGTCAGCAGTAACAATCAGTCAAGACGAACGCTGGATGTATGTTTCTGCACCAGCCGCTAATCGAGTATATGCTTATGGTAGAGTTGATGTAGAGGCACAACAAGTATCTTATATAGCAGATGGTGTTACCACCTACTACAACTATGCTGATACTATTGAAATTGATTTTAACTACCCAGAACAATTAATTGTAACACTAGGTACTATAACATTAATCTATCAAACAGATTATGTGATTGCCGGCAATAATGTAATACTTACTTCGGCTCCTGCACTTGGACAAGTTGTAAGAATAACGCGACGCACTGCCGTTCAAATTGATCAGCAGATATATTATAACATTCAACCAAATTCTAGCACTGGATCTGGATCTGGAGTGGTGTTTACCGTGACCAATACCCGCGGCGTTTATTTCCCCACACTAACCAATGCTGGCGTAAATTACAATGCCGGAGATGTGTTGACTATTAGTTACACACAAGTTTGCCCAGCCGGCACTATTGCTAACGACTTAACTATTACTATCAACAGCGTGTACTCCGGCGGCGTAATTAATACATTTACCCCAACCGGCAGTGGTATTGATGACACCGCAACATTCCAGTTAAATCCATACTTGTATACCGCCAACAACATATATGCATTTACTGTAGTGGTAGATGGAGTATTTCAACGTCCACACATTGATTATGATTTTAACAACGACAGTACCGATACAACGTACGATATTACATTTGAGGCAAGTTCGTTGCCGGTGCCCGGTGCAACAATTTCTGTAATTGCTGATACTTATTGGCAATATGTTTCCACAATCACAACTACAACCGTCGGCGCAAATCCGCAATTTGGTGCCGCCATAAGCACAGGGGTAGATGGCCGTCAACTTATTGTTGGTGCTCCAGGAGAATCGTTTGATTCAGTTCCTGATTGTGGTGCTGTGTATGTGTTTGATCGCAGTGTATTTGCATATCAAATTACTGATACAACGCAGACAACCTATGCTATTCCAGGAAACTTTGCCGAGCCAGTTGCTGTTTTGTTAAACGGGTCGTTCTTAACAAATACCGACCAATACCTAAATGGACAATTTACAATTGACGGCACCGATGTAGTACTATCATCCTCGGTTGCGCTAACTGTTGGTGATGTATTAGAAATTGAAACCAATGAGTTCCAGTTATTAGAAAAATTTACGGCTGGCTATACCGCAGCTCAAGCAACACAATATGCTACCGCAGTTAAATTTGCACATGCTCAAGACATGTTCTTTGTTGGTGCACCTCGCGACACTAATATTGCTGTTCAGTGCGGATCAATCTATACCTATGTAAATCAAGCCAAGGAATATGGTGTTATCACCAGCACCATTGCCAACCCTACATTAACCATCGGTAACGACCTTCGCATTAATGATTTTGCAGTTACGGTTCCGTCAGCTGATATTGCAGATTTGGTTGCCTTAATTAATTCTTCCAATATTCCAAACGCTATTGCAACATTGACCTCAAACGTGACGTTGGTAGGCAATGGATACACTAAAATATTTGATGTTGGGTCGATCTATTCCGCCGCTAGTGCTTACACCACTGTTGTTTATGTTGATGATGCATTGCAAGTGAGTGGTGTTGACTACACTTATAACAATACCACACAACAAATTAACTTTGTCACAGCACCTGGTGCTAAGTCTGTGATTTTAGTAGTGTCGGGACGTATGACTATCAGCGTTAAAAATGCAGTGGCCGCCGAAGATAAAAATATGTTAACTGTTCTTCCTGGCACAACCGGAACCGCCTTTGACGATCTTGGATTTAATACCTATGTATTCACACAAGAAATTAAACCGCCAATTGCCCAGGATTTTGCATATTTTGGTACATCCATTGATATTAACACCAATGGATTAAATTTAGTAGTTGGTGCTTCAAACGCCACTGCCATTGAACCAGTAATATTTGATGGCGGCGAGACATATTTTGATGATCGAAGTACCACATTCTTCTCACCAATTGTAAACAGCGGTGTGGTCTATACTTACGATTACTTGCCAAGCACCAACTCATCGGTTAGTAATCCCGGAGCCTTTGTATTTGGCCAACAAATTTATAATACAACAGGTAGCACAAATGATCAGTTCGGGGTTGCAGTTAACTATACCGCTGGACGTTTATTAGTCGGGTCACCGGGCAGTGATTTAGGAGATAGTAGTGTAAACTATGGTGAAGTTCTTGTATATAATAATTCTAACGATGCTTTGGCGTGGGCAGTGATTAGAGCACAACAACCGGCAGTTGATACTAATTTGATCAATGGTGTGTTTGCCTATGATAGGTTAACATCAAAAACCACAACTTATTTTGATTATATCAATCCATTGCAGGGTAAAATACTTGGAGCAGCCCGCAGAAATATTGATTACATCGGTGCTGTAGATCCTGCCCAATACAACGAGGGCTCAGTTCACAACAATGGAAATAGTTGGGCCGGTGAACATCTGGGAGAAATTTGGTGGGATACCGATACTGTTAGATTTATAGAGCCAGGCCAAGATAGCATTAGCTATGCAAGTCGTCGGTGGGGACAATTATTCCCAGGTAGTCGAGTCGACATTTACCAATGGATTGGCAGTAGTGTAACTCCTGTAAACTATACTGGTACCGGCACTCCGTTGAGCACTACCAGCTACACTGTAAATACTGCACTCAACAAACAAAATATTATTGAGACCACTTACTATTTCTGGGTACGCGGTATTACTACAATCGAAACTGGTGCAGGGAAAACACTTAGTACCACAGGCATTGCCAGCTACATCGAAAGCCCACGCACCAGCGGTATACCTTATTTGGCTGCTATCAACTCTAGTACAGTGGCAATTTATAATGCATTAGATTTAATTAGTGCTCAAGATACGATTTTACACATTGGTTATGATCGTCAAGCCGAAGGCGGAGACAATAATATTCATCAGGAATATCAATTTGTTGCCGACGGTCGGCCTGATAGTTTCTTAAATGCCACATTATACCGCAAATTACAAGATAGTTTCTGCGGAGTTGACGAGGCCGGTGCCTCTGTTCCAGATCCTACACTTAGCCCCTCAGAACGGTATGGTGTACAATTCCGTCCACGTCAGAGCATGTTTGCCGATCGATTTGCCGCACTAAAAAATTATCTAACTCGTGTAAATTTAATTTTATCTCTGTATCCTATTGTTGAAAGTAGGAGTTTTAATTTATTAAACAGTCGAGAACCAGAACCCAGTGCAAATTCTGGTGCTTGGAATAAACGTGTAGCCAACCTTGAAGAGCTTGGCTATCAACAGCTCGACACCGTAGCTATTGGATATCGGTATCTTGTAGTTAGTGATAGTAGCCAACAAGGCCGTTGGACCATATATGAAGTTGCGCTAGGAATATTACCAGGCGAGAGAATTTTAAACTTAGTTCGCATTCAAAATTATGATACCCGTTTATACTGGAAGCACATCAATTGGTATCGGCCAGGATACAACAGCACTATCCAGCCTGTGGCTCAAGTTCCAAACCGTAGTAGCTTGGATACGTTGACTTTAACCGCGGCACCCATTGGTAGCAGCGTTAAAGTTACAGCCAACAGTCAGGGCAAATTTGAAATTTATTTGAGAGAATTAACTGGATGGGCTAGAGTCGGTCTCGAAGACGGAACAATAGAATTCAAAGAAGAACTTTGGAATTACTCTGTTGGATATTTTGGATTTGACGTTGAAGTATTTGATGCACAATATTTTGATCAAGAACCAGTAATTGAGACTCGTAAGATTATCCAAGCCATCAATGACGAATTGTTGATTGGCGATTTATTGATTGAGCGTAATCAAGCATTAATATTAATGTTTAAATTTGTGTACAGTGAATTTACCGCTCCTGAGTGGTTAATGAAAACTAGTTTAATTGATGTGGATCACAAAATACGTGCTCTGTTACCGTTCCAAGTTTACATGCAGGATAATCAAACATTTGTGTTAGATTATATTCAAGAGGTCAAACCATATCATGTTCAGGTTCGCGAATTTAATTTGGCATATTACGGCCAAGATACTTATCCTGGTAATTTAACCGATTTTGATGTACCAGCTTATTGGAATTCTACTTTAGACATTCCACAATACATTAGTCCTGTATTGTTACCATATGATCATGCCAGCACTACTATTCAAAATGATGTTAGTGACACAGAATCTAATGCCGAAATATGGACCGCAGACCCATGGAAACAATGGTACAATAACTATCTATTAGGTATACAAAGTGTTACTATCGTTGATGGCGGTACTGGTTACTTTAGCGCACCAGAAGTAGTAGTCACTGGAGATTGTGTTACACCAGCGGTAATGACTGCAATAATCAATAGTGCTGGGCAAGTAGTTTCTGTTGATATTGTTAGCCCAGGCGCCGGATACAGTACCACAGCTATTCTAACTTTTGTAGGAGAATCTACTACAACCGCAGTGGCCGTGGCATTAATGGGCAATGATCTAGTTCGATCAATTAAAACTGTAATCAAGTATGACCGGTGTGAGTATACCACTACTTTAGTGGAATGGCAACCAAACACCACCTACAACAATGGCACATTGGTTCGTTATGACGATCGAGTATGGGAAGCAAATAATACCACAGGCCCGACGGTTAACACTACAATTTTTATTTTAGCAGATTGGATCTTAGTCGATGCCAATACCTTAAATGGCGCTGATCGTACCATGGGCTACTACTTGCCCACAGCCAACGAACCTGGATTAGAATTACCATTATTAATCGATGGTATTAGTTATCCTGGTGTGCAGGTAACTGGGCCATTGTACAGTCAAAATACTGGGTTTGACGTAGGCAACTTTGATATCAATCCGTTTGATAATATTAGCTACGGTCCAGAAGGATTGCCTACATACGATCCTGCTATTCTAGATACCATATACAAAAGTCAATACTTAGATCCGTACCTTGGAAACAGACCTACAGATATCAATGTTGATGGTGGCGCCTACGTAGATACTTACAGTAGTCATGCACCACAAGAGCTAGTACCGGGCGCAGAATTTGACACCTTAGACATGCGTGTTTATACAACTCCGGGTGCTGACTGGGCCAACAATGGCCACGGATTTGCCGAAGAAGACCATAGTTACATTTTTAATCCAGTAAGTCCAACCTTGCCGTTCGTTCTTGACACCGATGCTATTCCAACCCCGGTTGCTGTAAAGGTAGTTAACGTATCACAAACGCATGAATTAGTATTCAGTATTGATTATACTGTCAACTGGGTAGACCAAACAATTACCGTTATCACCGGAGCCAATACTGGAGACACAGTTCAAATAACCACTTATGGTATTGGTGGTGGGAATCAATTATTTAAACAACTATACAACGGTGCAGACATTGGTAATAGTTTAGTAATTCCAGTTACCTACACATTGATACAAGAAATTGCTGTATTTGTTAATGGTGTTGTAACTACCAACTTTACCTATGCTGCAGAAGATTCAATTACTACTTTAATTTCGTTTAATGACACCTATACTTTAACCGACGCTGTGGTTGTGGTTGCAATTGGTCCGACTACAGTTGGCTCAACCACAGTTGATTATAGTTGGAGCTCTCCACAAACTCAAATTATCACTGCTGTTACAGGGCAATTGATCTATACCTTGACTAACAGCCTAGAGTATAGCAATCCAGACAATATGGCAGTTACAGTTAATGGTGTTCGCGCTCGTACAAGTGCTGGCGCAGAATATTACGCTGACGGTAGTACAGGATATCTATTACCACAGCGATTAGGATTTAGTCAGAGCGTTATTTCTGATAATGATGTACACGTTTATATCAACGATGTTCCTCAACAGTTGAATGTTGATTTTGTAGTAGAACCGTACGATCCACTTGATCCAACACGTGGTATTATCTTTACCACGACCCCCTCACTTGGAGAACGTATTCTTGTGTGTGTAGACACCAATACTCAAGTTACAGTAGTTAACGGTAATCAATTACAGTTTAATTCTGTGGGCGGCTTGATCCCGAGTACAGGCGACACAATTTCTGTTACAACATTCAATGATACACGTCAGCAAAATATATTGACACAAGTATTTGTTGGACCGACCACTACTGGAGTTACTATATCAGAAGCATATGATGAAACCGACTTTGACGTAGGTACGGTTACCGGAGATGCAGGATCATTTGATTATTCTACTGGTATTATTGTAACTGTTAACAATTTAATATTAGAGCATACTATCACTGATCCAACTCGTATGTGGGTCACATTAAATGGTAATTGGTTAACTTATGGTATTAATTTTAGTTTTAATTTTAACAACAACGAACTTGTGTTGAATCAAAATTTAGGATCAACTGATGTTGTAATGATCACCGAGTTTACAGAAAGTTTGGTTCCAGAATCAATGGCATTCCGTATATTCCAAGACATGCGTGGTGTTCAGGCAACTTATCGTATCACCCCAAACACAACTACAACATTGGTCCAGGAACTGTCGACAACCGATGATGTCATTTATGTTGTTAATGCTGGTGCATTGGATCAGCCCGAACCAATTAAAAATATCTGGGGAGTGCTCACTATCAACGGCGAGCGTATTATGTATCGTGAGCGTGATACAGTAACCAACACAGTAAGCAGTTTATTAAGAGGAACTGCAGGTACAGCAACAACATCTCACGCAGTTGGATCAGTGGTGTATGAAATGGGCCGCAGTAATTTGTTACCAGAACAATATCAAAATTATGTTGTCAGCAATATTGACACAGTTACACGCCAATATCCATTGGGCGATGGCAGTACCGTAACATTTACCGCTGATGCAATTAATCTTGGTACAGCTGAAGACAGTACCAATTTAGATCTAGCAATTGAAGTTTATGTTGGAGGCACTTTAATTACTTCAGACACTTATACAGTTGACACCGAAGATCCTGTAAGTATAACATTTGCAACAGCTCCAGCAGCTGGAAGCGCAGTTACAATATTAGTACGTCGCGGAGTAACTTGGTACGCACCTGGTGTGGGTACTCCTAGTAACGGCGTAGCATTACAGGATACACAAACAGCAGCTGCAAGGTTTTTACGGGGTCTAAGCTAGGGCTAAATAAATCATGAATCAACCAATCACTACACCTTTGCCACAAAAGCCTGCACCAAAGCCGGCAAATGATACTGGAAGCATATCGGTAGAGGGTTTTATTCGTATATTTGATCCAAATACCAAAGAGAAATTTGTGGAGAAACGAGCATGATTATTCAACCAGGACTATGCAAAATAGAAGGATTTGTTAAAATTACAGATCCTGTGTCTGGCGAAGTTTTAGTAGATAAAAAGAATGCGATTCACTACGAGAATATCAGTATTGCTATGGCTCAAAGTCTCAGCAACAGAACTTTAGCACAAGGAGCTGGCTACATTTATCAAATGGCATTTGGTAATGGTGGCAGTGCTGTAGATCCTACTGGTGTTATTACGTATCTGCCCCCAAACACCACCGGGCAAAATGCAGACTTATACAACGAAACCTATGCCAAAGTAGTCGATGATAACAGTGCCGCAGACACTGATCCAAACTATAATAAAATGACAGTATTGCACACTGCTGGCAACTATTATACTGACATTTTGGTAACTTGTTTGTTAGACTACGGCGAGCCCGCAGGACAACAGGCCTTTGATAATAGTACCAATTTTAACGGTGAATATGTGTTTGATGAGCTAGGGTTAAAGTGTGTAAACACGTCTTTAACTGATTTACGCTTGATTACCCACGTTATTTTTCATCCAGTACAGAAGAGTTTGAATCGTCAGATTCAAATTGATTATACGCTAAGAATTCAGACTTTAACGAATTTAAGCGCGGCATAAATATGAATACATTATCGTGCGATAAATATACAAGGACGGAGTAACTATAAATGGCATATACAATTAATTTAACTAATGGTACAATATTCGCTACTATTGCGGATGGTACTATTAATACAGCAAGCTCACAGACCTTAATCGGCAAAAACTATGCTGGATATGGTCAGTTCTTGGATGACAACTTTATTCACTTGCTAGAGAGTGGTGCTAACAGCACACCCCCGGGCGCACCGTTAACTGGTCAGCTTTGGTGGGATACCTCTTCTGGACTACTTAAAGTATACAACGGTACTACTTTCAAAACAGTAAGCTCTACAACTGCACAAAGTTCAGCACCAACTAGTAATGTAACAGGCGACTTGTGGTACGATACTACAAATCAACAGCTTAAAGTTTACACAGGTACTACCTGGTTGGTAGTTGGTCCTGCTTACACCAGCGGCACAGGTGTTACTGGAGCAATCGCTACAACAATTGTAGATAATACAAGTACAAGCCATGTGGTCATTGAATTGTATGTAAATGATTCAATTGTAGGTATTATTAGCAAAGATGCTACATTTACTCCTCAGGTAGCATTGACTGGATTCACTACTGTACGTCCTGGTATTACACTATCGACATTGGTTGGTAGTCAGGTTCCATTATTCCAAGGTACAGCAGTATTAGCACAAGGACTAGTAGGCGGTCAGCCATACATGCTCAACAATGCTAACACAAGTACAACAGGTACAGTTAGTGTATTAAACAACTCTGGGTTGTTTGTTGGCACCAACAGCGACTTAAATATGTATGTTAGTGGCACATCAGCATTTATTGCCAATCAGACCAGCAACGGTAACATTTATTTCCGTGTTAATATTGCCGGAACCCCAACTACAGTAATGACGATTAACGGTGGTACTGGTACTATCAGTGGTAATCAAATTAATGCTAACTACGCCGACGTTGCAGAACGTTTCCATGCTGATACCTCTTATGAAGCAGGTACCGTTGTTGAGCTCGGCGGCTCTAACGAAATCACTCAAGTTGACGCAGATTTAAGTGATAAAGTGTTTGGTGTGATAAGTACTAGAGCAGCATATTTGATGAATAGCCAAGCCGGATCAGACGAGACGCATCCTCCAGTTGCAATGACTGGACGAGTTCCTGTTAAGGTTATTGGAACAGTGACCAAAGGCGATCGTCTTGTAAGTGCGGGTAATGGTTTTGCTCGAGCAGCGGTAGCCGGAGAAGCTACTGCATTTAACGTAATCGGTCGTGCCTTGGTTGGCAAGATTGATTCGGGTGCAGGCACCGTAGAAGCAATTGTTACAATCAAATAACATTAAGAATTTAGGAACTAGGAACAAATAATGACATATACAGTAGGTAGTACAATTTTAGCAGCTGACTACAATGCTTTTGTAGGTAACGTATCGGGCAACTGTATCAACAACGTGTGGGGAACCGGTACAGTCAGTGATCTAGGTTGGGGTCAATCAAACATTGCCAACGTGGCCGCTGCCGGAACTGTGACAGCTACACAATGGGCATCACTGGTCAATACCCTTACTACAATGGGTCAACAAACTGGCGCCACAATTACTTCAAGGACTGCTCCTGTAGCCGGTAACACAATTAGTATTTTAGCCAACGTGGCCACAGATATTAACACATTAACCACAGCACGCGGAAATGCTGTAGCATCTGGTACAGAATATGGAACTTTTACAGGAACCACAAGTAAAACTACTGCAACTGGCTCTGGAACTGCGGCCTGGACTATTACATTTACTCACACCGTAACTTTTGCAAGTGCAGCAGCACTAAGATATTTCTTTAATGCAGGCGGCATTGTTCGCCTCAAGTATGGTAAAAGCTCAACTGGTACTGACACCGATGCAGACTGGAATACTCTTGCAGGTTGGTGCGGAAGCATTAGCCTTACTGGACGTGTAAACAGTAACACCCAGCTTATTGCCGCACAGGCCTATACTGGAACCACACGCATTGGCGGCACAGGCGGAACACAAACCACATTGGCCACCACCACAGGGTGGTATAATTTAACAGTATCACCTACAACTATATTCCAATTGACTAACTCTACTGCACCATACACAGGTGAATATATTAGAACTACAGCCACAGCTACATCCACTACAGTGCTTACTTTGGTAACAACCTGGGTTAGTGATGGATCAAGTGGTGCTGGTACTAGTGCTAATATTACTGGCGGCACAGGTGTATCAAGCCCAGCAACTGTAATTGGTGCCGCAACAGCGCCAACAACATTGGTTACATATATTCCACCAAGCACAACGTATTTGTCGGCTAGTTGGGGTACACCAACTATTGCTGCATCTGTAGCGTAACAGCAACAGCGTCTTGCCAAAAGCCCCGTAAGGGGCTTTACCTTTAGTACTTTTTCAAGTATAATAAACCTATGAATACTGATAACTTAATTGCACACGGTCGTGCCCGTTTTGATCATGCGGCCGCACGTCGCTTACTCAAAGAAAAGTATCAAGGTAAGCTAACATTTGCCCACGCCGGTGGTATGTGGCTAGCCGGACCAGAATTGTTGGCCGCACTAGCTGCCTGCACTGGACCTACTAGCGTGTTGCTTGACTTATATGAAACGCCAGTTCAAGTAGTACCCAATACGTTTCGTGACTTGGTACGCAAACACTGGCAAGAACAAATGAATACTTGGCTAGTGGAATACGAACAATTATCTAAGAACAGATGACCACGGGCGCACTAATCTTTGCCTACAACAATGAACAGACAGACTATGTTGCTATGGCGGCGTGGACTGCTGAAAACATACGTAGACATTTAGGAATTCCAGTGGCGTTGGTTACAGATCGCCCTACCGAATTAAAGTTTGAGCAAGTAATTATACAGGCAACCAACGGCAACAACGGGCGTTGGTTTAGTGATTACGGAACTAATGTTGCATGGCATAATCAAACAAGAGCAAATGCTTACGAACTAACACCATGGAATCAAACACTAGTACTTGATGCCGATTATGTTGTGGCAAGTGATCAGTTAAAAAATGTACTTGCCACTAACGAAAATTTTTTAGCACATCGGTGGGCATACGACATAACCGGGCTTGATAATTTTAGTGGTCTTAATTATTTTGGCTCCTATCATATGCCTATGTGGTGGGCTACTGTTATGATGTTTAGGCGTGGTGATCATGCTCGACTAGTATTTGAAACCATGGTTATGATTAGAGACAATTGGACGCACTATCGAAATATCTATAAAAACTCCAACGGAACATATCGCAACGATCATGCTCTCAGTATAGCACTTGGCGTGGTCAACGGACACACACTTGATCATGCTGGTATTCCATGGAACTTAGCAAGCCTAACTCCAGATCATCAATTAACACAATTGGCATCTGACCACTATCGCGTTGACTTTGTAAATTCAGACCAAAATCGCCGGTGGATAGAATTACACAATCAAGACTTTCATGCCATGGGTAAGAAAACATTAGGAGAAATTGTTGCCAATCCTTGCTGAACGTGGATACGTTATTCCTGCCTTTGGCAATGAATATGTTAAGTGTGCTGAATTATTAAAACAAAGCATACTCAACTTTCATCCTACAGTTAACATTACGATTCTTACAACAGAAATGTTGCCGTACGGAGACCAAGGCGGATACGCAAACGACTGGCAATGTCATTGGCTTAGTCCTTACAGACAGACAATTAAACTTGAAGCAGATATGATATGTTCTAGTCCAATTGATTATTGGTGGACATTGTTTGAAAAGCGAGATGTTGTCGTTAGTCAAGGTGCTAGAACTTTTTATGATTGTCCTGCTGAGTCTAGATTCTATCGTAAAATATTTGATGAGAATTCATTACCGGATGTGTATAATGCTATTACCTATTGGCGTGTTAGCCGCACGGCTACGGAATTTTTTAAATTAGTGCGTAACATATTTGAGCATTGGGCAGAATATAAACGGTTATTAAAGTTTCCTGACGAAGAGCCGACTACTGATGTGGTTTATGCCATGGCCGCTGTGATTATAGGCGAAGAACAAGTAACCTTGCCCAAGGGATTAGGTCCTACTATTGTACACATGAAACAACATATCAATCGACTACAAACAGAAAATTGGACAAAAGAGTTAACATGGGAAAATAATCCTTTTAGGATTAATACTGTGGCGCAGTGGGGATTAGTACATTATCATATCAAGGATTGGCATTATGAGTGAGATGACCCCAGAAGAATTCTGGGAAATTTTACATGCGCCGGTAGAGGTTAGCCCTATATTTTATAGACTATACTATAACGATGATGGCACGCCTATTTGTTATAGCATGGAGGACTTGCCAGGTAATTATATAGAGATAGATGCAGAAACATATCACAGAACTCCAGCAAACATTCGCATTGTTAACGGTAAATTAAAAGAAATAAAATTAGCAAGTTTAGTAAAAAAATTAGTACCAAGTGATTGTGGAACTTCATGCGATCCTAGAGATATCTGTATAGTAACCAACTCTCAACCAAATACCAAATGGAGTATTAAAACATATGAAACAAATTGATATTGCAGATTTAGATTGTGTATATCTCAGTTACGACGAACCACAAAAAGAAGAATTTTGGGTTAAAATTAAAAACATAATTCCATGGGCGACCCGCGTCGATGGCGTTAAGGGATCTGATGCCGCGCACAAAGCAGCTGCTGCCGCTAGTACCACAGAAAGATTTATTCTTATTGATGGAGATAATTTTCCGTACCCTGAATTTTTTAATCAAACATTAGAATTCAAAGATGAAGAGTGGGAGTCTGCGGTGTATCGCTGGCGTGCCAAAAATAATATCAACGGCTTGATGTATGGCAATGGTGGTATTAGTTCCTGGACCAAAACATTTGTTAACAACATGCAAACTCACGAGAACACAGATGGAACAGCAGAGAACGATGTAGAGTTTTGTTTCTACCCTAACTACTGGGCCATGCATGATTGTTTTAGCACTACGTTTCCAAATCAAAGTGAGTTTCATGCCTGGCGTGCCGGGTTTCGTGAAGGTGTAAAAATGTGTTTGAACAAAGGTACCAAGCCCAATGTCAACGAATTTAAAAATCAGGTACATCAACGCAACTTGGATCACTTGACCATATGGCACAATATTGGACGCGATACAGAATATGGAATATGGGCTATTGCCGGAAGTCGTATGGGTACATACATGACCATGCTCACCGACTGGGACTATAAACAAGTACAAGACTTTATTGCATTGGAAGAATTATGGAAAACTGTAGAAACAAGTGATCCAGAGATACTAGCTGGGCGAGTTGCCGAAGACCTAGATTCGCAGTTAGATCTTCCTATTACTATGTATGGGTCAGAAGAAAGCAAATTCTTTAAGTTTCACTATCGTAGTAACTGGCATAACCGAGGTATTATGACTCGTGAAATGGATGTTATTAGGAGTCAAGAAGGTTGGTAAAGAGATTATATCTTGATGGATGTAGTTTAACTTACGGTCAAGGTCTCGACCGTAAAGATTCTTTAGGAGCATTATTTGATACTCGTGGTGGGTATCAAGTTCTTGACTACTCAAGACCCGGTAAGAGCAACATGGCTATTGTGTTTGATACCTATCAACATTTTCGCAATTATGATACATTTGTATTAGGATTTACATATTCTTCAAGGTTTGGTTTAAAGTACAAAGATCAAAATTTAGATTTTTTTACAGGATTCCACGGGAGAGGGTCGGCTCTCGAAACAGAAACGCTTGATATTGCACAAACTGAAATGTACAAATATTTTTACTCTGTGTTTGGCTCTCCATATTGCGATGATTTGAGTGATATGTTAATTGATACCTTGATTAGTTTTTTGATTTCACAAAACAAAAAAGTTGTCGGTTTTTCCTGGCAACAACGAAAAACAATTTGTCATTTAGAATATCCCTTAATTGGTCCGTCTGAACGGTTTAACGACGGTCACTTAAATATCAAAGGCACTGAGCGTCTTTTTAATTTTCTACAAAATATTATAAATGAATAACAAAGGCGACGAAGTTACAACAGACTTTAAATCAAAGTTCTTAGGTGATGCAGAAAAGATGAAGGATATGTTAGGCCCAGCATTATGTCTAGCAAAATGGAAGCAAGTGAGTTTGCATTTGCCCACCGGGTTAAATAACAGTTGCTACCATCCTCCTTTACACGCTATACCTGCAGAGTTGTTAGCAGACAATCCGTCAGCATTGCACAATACACCTTACAAAAAAGAACAACGCAAGATTATGTTACAGCAAGAAAGACCCACAGAGTGCGGTTACTGCTGGGCCATGGAAGATAACAATAAGTTAAGCGATAGACACTATCGTAGTGGCGAGCCATGGGCCGCTAAAGATTTTAACGCTATAATGAATAGCACAGGAGATGAAGATGTCAACCCCAGTTATGTTGAAGTTAATTTTAATCATGCTTGTAACCTTAAATGTAGTTATTGTAGTCCTCAGTTTAGTTCGAGTTGGCAACAAGAAGTGGACGCTAGCGGAGGATATCCTACAAGCACTGTTCATAACGATCCTAGTCATTTTACTGGCAGCCGCCGCCCTATCCCCACTCGTGATCATAACCCTTATGTAGATGCATTTTGGGCATGGTGGCCCACCTTGTATCCAGAACTAGAACACTTCCGCATGACCGGGGGAGAGCCGTTACTGGATAAGAATACCTATCGTGTGTTTGATTATGTACTTGCTAACCCTAAACCCAACTTACACTTAAATGTAACATCAAACTTTAGCGTAGATGAGAAGTCTTGGCAGAAGTACAAGGGCTATGTTAAGCAACTGTGTGAAGGTGAAAAGATTGAACACTTCATGCAGTTTGTTAGTTTAGACGCATGGGCCTTGCAAGCCGAATACATCCGCCACGGATTGGACTTTGCATTGCTATGGGATCGAGTAAATCAATTCTTAACAGAGATTCCTGGGCGTAATTCAATTACATTTATTATAACTATGAACAACTTGTCAGTCACAACACTAGACGCCCTGTTTGCGGGCATCCTAGGGCTTAGACACATTTACAGCGATACCTATCAACGTGTATGGTTTGATACTCCTGTGTTACGTACACCCACTTGGCAGAGCTTGCAGATACTACCAAACAGTTATGCTGATAAGTTAGAACACTTGTGGGCATGGATGCTTAAACAACAAGAAACCGAAGCAACACGATTCAAAGGATTTAAGGACTATGAAATTGCTCGGTTGGATCGTGATATTGCTTGGATGCGATCAGGCCAAGGCAAGGATCACACAAAAGACAAAGCAGACTTTTATCGTTTCTTTGCAGAACATGACCGTAGACGTGGCACAGATTTTTTAACAACATTTCCAGAAATGACTGAGTTCTGGCGGCAATGCCAATACTACGCACAACAATGATAAACGGGCGACGATTAGTAAGCGACAATATGAGCGAAGTATTTGATATACTGCTGCCGTGGACTGACGAAAAGTTTTGGGACTTTAAAAGGGTTCGCTTACAACCAGGGAGCATTTACATATTTGGTCGGCAACACTTTTTAGATAACATAGCAATGATAAAAGAGTTAGCCGAAACTGGTGACTATACTTTTATATTTGGAAATAGTGCCGAGGGTGCGTGGACACTAGAAAGTCAACTAAAACAACTACGAGTAGATGATCTAGTACGCAAAGGCAAGATACTTGTAATTGGCGGTGCTGATATATCTCCAGAATACAACATATTAACACACGAACATTTTCTTCCTAGGATATTGGACTACGAAGAAAACATAGCAGCGCAACAATACACAGATGAAATATTCACCAAGACTGATAAACCATATAAGTTTTTATTTTTAAATGGGCGGGCACGTCCACATCGCAAATACCTGTACGAGCATTTCAAGCGCAACGGCCTACTTGATCAGAGCTTGTGGACCATGTTGGACAGCAAACCCACAATAGTACGGCACTTTACCATGGTTGAAAATCACATCAACATCATGGCCACTCCGAGCGAGTTACGCCGCTTGCCGGATCAGTACGAAGTACCACAATACCGCGAACCTTTATTTGGTACTATCATTCCTGACAACTGTTTCCTTAAACAAGAGTTGTTCCGCAGAGAATGGGGCGAGATATATCTAACTCCAGAGCCCTACGTAGATACTTACTTTAGTCTAGTAACCGAAACCATCTGCGCTGAAAGTCTGTACAGTTTTAGAACAGAGAAAATGGCCAAGCCATTGGCAATAGGACATCCGTTTATTGTGGCCAGCAATGCAGGCTTTTATCGCGACCTGCACAACTTAGGATTTAAAACATTTGGACACGTGATAGATGAGTCATTTGATCTAATTGAGCATCATCAAGATCGTTGTGATCGTATTGTGGAAATAGTAAAGGATTTATGTCAACAAGATCTTGCAAGTTTCCTTAGAGAGTGTTATACTGTATGTAAATACAATCAAGATCATCTTGCCCTATTACGTGATCAAGAACGTAAAAACTTCCCTGAAAGATTTACTCAATACATTAATGAACGACCTAGAGTTTAAACAACTAGTACTAGACCCCAAGGGTACCTTTTGTGCTGCCAAATGGTACAATGCCACCATCTGGTTAGGCTCGGGACAAACAACAAGTTGCCATCATCCTCCTGCACACGCAATAGATGTAGAAGCAATTAAAACAAATCCTAGTGCTATACACAATACACCAGAAAAGAAACTAGATCGGTTAATGATGCAGACCGAACAACGACCCAAAGGTTGTGAATACTGTTGGAAGATAGAAGACATAGGTCGCGATGCTGTTAGCGACCGTGTATATAAAAGTAAAATTTACCCTATAGAGGCCCTTAATGAAGCATACACAAAAGATCACAGAGAAGATGTCAATCTTCGCACACTTGAAATTGCATTCGATCGCACTTGCCAATTCGCTTGTAGCTATTGTAACCCTGCTTTCAGTAGCACATGGGTTAAAGACATACAACGCAACGGCGCCTATGAGCGCCTGGTGTCTGATGGGCGTAACCATTTTACTCATAGTCACGATAGCAGTCAACTATACCGCTTTGGCGAAACGAATCCCTATGTTGAAGCATTTTTTAAGTGGTGGGAAACAGATCTCCACCAAACACTACAAGAATTAAGAATCACCGGCGGTGAGCCGTTGATGTCGGGCGAAACCTGGAAGCTAATTGATTGGTTTAAGACCAATCAAGGTCGTAGTACTACTCGGTTAGCCATCAACAGTAACTTGGGCATGGATGATGTAAAATTACAAGAGTTTATTGCTAGAGTTGAGGATATACCGCATCTTGAAATCTATACCAGTATGGAAGCCATTGGTCAACCGGCAGAGTATATACGTGATGGTCTTGACTATGATCAATGGATACACAATGTATCAGAACTATTAGAACATACGTCAATCAAGGCTGTTCATTGTATGGCAACTATCAATGCCCTATGCTTGGCTAGCTTGCCAGACCTACTGACTGAATTAGTAAACTTAAAGCGGGTGTATGGTCGAGAGCGTGTGAGCTTTACACTAAATATTTTACGCTTTCCTAGCTTTCAAAGTCCTCTGGTATTACCGGAATATTTGCGCCGCACATTTGAATTGAATCTGACAGAGTGGCTGCGCAACCATCGTCACAATGTGTTGATGCACGAACATGAACTAAACCATTTAAGTAGATTGGTTGATTATTTAGACGTGGTTAAAACTCCGCACAGTGAAGCATTTGAACGGCCTAAATTGTTAAATGACTTTAAGCAATTTTATAGTCAATACGATCAACGTAGAAATAAAAACTTTACGCAGGCATTTCCCTTATTAGCAGATTGGTATGACTCAATACAAGTATAACTCAACAGACCTAGTTCGACCTACAGAGCTTACAGAGCGTGAAGAATTCTTGCTTAAAGATTCAAAGACATTCTGTATATACCCTTGGATACACTTACACGCATACCCTACAGGAGAAGCATATCCTTGCTGTCATGCTGAAATGGCTTACCCAGTGGGCAACTGCCGCACTAATACCCTAGAAGAAATCTTCTACAATGATGAAATGACAAAACTACGCAACCGTATGGTACATGGTATAAAATCGTCGGCTTGTCAACGCTGTTACGAGCAAGAAGAATCCGGTTTCTTTAGTGGGCGTCTTAGTGCCAACAAACATCACGGACATCATGTTAAAAAGCTAGAGTCAATTCCGTTTGAAATGACCTATTGGGATATACGCTTTAGTAACTTGTGTAATCTAAGTTGCCGAAGCTGTGGACATATCTTTAGCTCAAGCTGGTATCAAGATCAAGCCAAGTTAGCTGGTGGTGACTGGGCAGAAAAGAATACAGTACTTAATTACGCAGGCCGTACTGCCACAGACATGTGGGAGCAATTACTACCACACTTGGACTATGTAGAGCAGATATACTTTGCCGGTGGTGAACCTTTGATGATGGCTGAACACTACAACATCCTAGATGAACTAGAACGTCGTGGACGCTTTGATGTTAGACTTATATACAACACTAACTTTACACACATCAAGTTAAAGGATCGCACTGTGTTTGATTACTGGAAGCGGTTTAAAAGTGTGGCAGTAGGTGCTAGTCTGGATGCTCAGGGTGCTAGAGCAGAGTATATTAGAAAAGGCACTGTATGGGACACTGTAGAGCGCAACCGCGAATCCATGTTAGAAATATGCCCAGATGTAGACTTTTATATCAGCCCTACCTTGAGTATAATGAACGCACTACACCTACCTACATTCCATCGTACCTGGGTAGATCGAGGTTATATCCGGCCACAAGATCTAAACATAAACATCTTACAAGACCCTCAGCACCTGCGTATAGACATTGCACCCATCAAGTACAAGCAACGCATACGCCAAGCATACGCAGAGCATCTAGAGTGGCTACGTCCTTTGGATCCACTCAACCGTGCTACTGTGGGATTTGAATCAGCTGTTACCTACATGATGGCTACAGATAACTCTGCACTGATTCCTAAGTTCTGGGAAAAAACACAAGAGCTGGATCTTATACGTGGAGAAGATATATTAACAGTTATTCCCGAGCTAGAAGCATTGAAATGAGATTTAAGTTTATAAAGTTTAAGTTTGATGATTATTTCTCAACCATATACAATCATAGATCTATTGTGGGCTGTGCTGGAGATTGGATAGTAACTGGTTGTAGCCACACAGCCGGGTTTGGGGTAGAAGACAATGAAATTTATACAAATTTGTTAAGTCAACACTATACTCGTCCTGTACATAATCTAGCCTTGGGCATGAGCAATCATGCCATATGTAGACACAACATACAGCTATGGTATGAACAAGTGGGCAAGCCTGGCCTAGTTATTGTACAGTGGCCCAATCCGGTGCGCCGCACAAGTTGGAACAATGACGCAGGAGTAACTGTTAGTATAAGCCAAGATGATGCTATACTGCAAACTATGTTACGAGCCGGCGAACAAAATCTTTACGCAGATTGGTTAGACAGTGTAATTACACTAAATCAATTTTGTAGAGCCACAAAAACGCCCATAATTAATATATTGTTCGAAACACTCTCACCCAAATATTGTGCCATTTTACAACGGCATAATATAATTGTGCATGATGATAAAAAACTGCCGGGCCAAAGCTGGGTGTTTGACAGTGCAGGAACCGACGGCCAACACCATAGTGCCCGGTGTCACCAACTGTGGGCAGAAAGATTACAAGGAATAGTTAATGAAGTTACCACACCCTAAATTCTGTGTGTTGCCTTGGGTTAGTTTAGAAACCAGTCCTATTGGTACTGTAAGACCTTGTTGCCTGGCTGAATACGAGCTCAAAGACGCAACAGGTACAAAGTTTAATCTAGCAACTGCTGAATTTAGTACCATACAAAACAGCCAGGACATGCAGGCGTTACGTGAGCAGTTCTTGGCAGGAGACCAACCAGAAACATGCCGCAAGTGCTGGCGTGAAGAACGGTCAGGACGTACCAGCAAGCGTATGCACACACTAGATCGACTCAAGCACATGCTACCCGATCAAGCATGGACACGAGATGCTAAACCTCTAATGTTCTTGGACCTAAAGCTGGGCAACATCTGTAACCTTAAGTGTCGTATATGCGGGTCATGGAGTTCAAGTACCTTTGCCACAGAAGAACTGGCCAACCTGGGACCAGACCAAGATAAAAAGTCCAGCTTTCATTATACCATGCTGAAACAAGGTGCATGGCCCAGAGAGAATCCAGTGTTCTGGCGGGAACTAGCAGGTGTAGCAGATCAAATACGTTACTTGGAGTTTACAGGTGGCGAACCATTTATGATTGAAGAGCACTTTGAACTCCTAAGAAGCCTGGTCAGCTCCGGTCTAGCTCCTAACATTGAAATACACTACAACACCAATGGCACACAGTGGCCTCGAGATGCAGCCAGTATTTGGAAATCGTTTAAGACAGTTGAAATTGCATTCAGCATAGACGATGTAGGTGCCCGCTTTGAATACCAACGTACCAATGCAGTATGGACCGAAGTAAACGAGAATATCACACGTTTCCGCGAACTACGTCGTCACTTGCCCAATATACAACTACAAGTATGCAGTACTATCAATGTATTCAACGTCAGTTATCTAGAAGAACTAAGCCATTGGATAGAAGCACAGCAGTTTGACTATGTATACTGGAACATGATGCACGAAGCCTATTACTTTAGTATCAGTACCTTGCCAGAACAAGCCAAACGAGTTGTAGCACAACGCTTAGAACTAGCCCGGGTAAACGCAGCAGACACAGCAGAGTTCGAGCGTGTGCGTGACTTTATGATGGCAGCTCCCAGTCTGGATGGAGATATCTTACGCATGAAGATAGCAGACTTAGACCGTCGGCGTGGCACAGACCTAAGACAAGTTGAGCCAGAGTTTGCCACGTTGATCAATTATGCAGGGCCGCATGGCTAAATTTACACTGCTCACAAGTCCTGGTTCGACATACCTGTATTTGACCTTGCCCTGGGTACAACCGCATTACCAGGATTATTTTGATATAGAACCATACTATGCGGATAAAACCTACAATACACAAGATTCAGCTATCTTGGTTGATTATACAGAACAACTAGAACGACCCCAGTGGATGCAGCAACGGCAAGCCGAGGGCTATCGTGTTGCGGTAGAACACCTGGGCGACAGTGATGTCGAACGTACCAGCACAGTAGACCAGGGTGTTTTAACCCTGCGTTGCCCAAACTGGATGTGGTATAATGCAGCGTGGGAATGGCAATGGTACGGCTTTGATCGGTATCAGCCCAGTAGAGCGTACCAGTCGGCGTTTCTGTTACAGATGAATTTACAACGCTGGCACAGAGATCGAATCGTTGAAGATTTACAGCCCCTACTTGCCGAAGCCTTGTACAGCTATTGTGCTCGGGGTCGAGAGTTACCGGGTAAGCCACCACCACACATACCTTGGCGCGGATACATGAACCCTGAATGGTACAACTCAACTCCTTACAGTGTGGTAGCAGAAAGCTACATGCGCTCAACCAAGATAAATTTGGGACTAACTTATAGAACAGAAGTAAGTGAAAAGATCTTCAAACCCATGCTGGGGCAACAGCCTTTTATAGTTTATGGCAGCGTTGACACACTTAGATATCTCAAACGCGAAGGCTTTGTGACATACGATAACTTGTGGAACGAAGAGTACGATGGTACCTTGGATAATCGAGCAAGATTTGACCAGGTCACTGGTGTGGTACAGCAAGCAGTTAAAGAACACAACTATCGAACATTCCACATAGACGCAGAAACTCAACGCAGAATTGATCACAATCACGCACAACTGTTTGATCATACCTTAGTTAAACAACGCTTCCAGGCAGAAGTTGTAGGAGATATTGTTGGGTGGTTCAACCAATGAAACAGGTGTACGTATGCGGCGATAGTTTTAGTACACCCGATCCGGAATACGGTACTGTGTGGGTGGACTTATTACAACATAAACTAGGTGCAGATTACTCGATAGTTAACAACAGTAGTGTGGCGGCCAGCAATTTACTAGTGGCTGTACAAGTGGATAATGCTATTAAAAATCATGCAGACTTTGTCATAGTCTTGGCCACTGCTTGTACACGCAGCGAAGCCCTGGTTCAACCTGCAACTGATCAAGCCCTAATGACTAGATTTAATCAACACGAACTGGTCAGCTACAGTGTATATAGACCTTATAGATCGCATTTAACTGCTAGAGATCAAGAAGCAATATCGGATTTTCATCGCCGCTACACAGACTTAGAGTTAAATATCTTTAGAGATCATTGCATCTTGTTGGGTATCTTAACAAGACTACAACAGGCCGGTATTCCGTTTTTGTTTGATCAGGGTGGATTTGAGCACCCTCGATTTGGTGGCCAGGCGGGATACTTTGACGAGTTTGCAGCACAGCGCAGTGCTCTTAATGTATGGGACTACGGTACAACACAAGATGAACGCCCGTACTACCACATCAAAGAGGCTACAACACATGTCAGAATATCAGACTACTATTATACAGAAATAACACAACGCATATGAACGACAAGTTATGTCTAGCACCCTGGACACATACATATCTAAGTCCACAAACAGAACGGCGCTTGTGCTGTGCCAGCAGAGAACCTGCCACCAGCTTTCGACAGTATATAGATACAGAAGCAGGTACCGGCACATACATGCCTGTTGCTTTAGAAGCGCACTGGAACTCGGAACGTATGCGAGCGGTACGACTACAAATGTTAGCAGGAGAAGCTCCGCCCGAGTGTGAAGTATGCAACAATAAACTGCTCAACACCGACGTGTATCGTGACTACTTTAACCAGATGTTTGGACATCGACGTGACGAACTCTTGTCAAGTACACAAGCAGATGGTAGTACCAATATACTGCCTGTATCGTGGGACTATCGCTTCACGAACCTATGTAACTTTAAATGCCGTATGTGTGGTGATATGCTGAGTAGTTCGTGGGAGTCAGAACAACGAGTAAACAACATGGTCAACTGGACTGATCCTAAGAACGGGTGGATGGTGCCCGAAGTACGTGAACAAATAACCCGTTTCCAAGACACGCAAATTGAACAAGAGTTCTCAGACGCTGTAGAACAACACAGAGTGGAAGAAGTGTACTGGGTCGGAGGAGAACCGCTCATGTACGAACAGCACTGGCGCTACATGCAGCGCATAATAGAACTAGGAGACGGACCCAGAGTATATGCTAGATACAACACTAACCTTAGTAGGATTAGGTACCGCGGCATTCACCTTTTTGATGATATACTTGGCGGCATTAGAGATTGGCAGGTATGCGCCAGTCTTGACGGAACCGGAAGAATTGGAGAATACATCCGTACAGGACTCAACTATGCAGAATGGCTTGACAACTTTAGAGAAGGATTGAAGTCGGCTAAGAACCGTAGACAAATGCGTATAGACTTTACACTTACACTACCGGGCCTGTTTGAAGTACAGAATATACAACGCTTGGCCGAAGAACTCAATGTAGACATCTTGGCCAAGGTCATATTCAGTTTTAGCCCAGATATCTTACTAAGCCCGCTAGCACTACCTAGGCCGATCTTAGATCGTAAGATAGCAGAAGTAATACCCGGCACAACCGGCGCCCTACGTGATGTGCTTAATCAGCTAGGTACCAGGCCCACGTTTACTGAACAATGGCCTCACGGCGAAGCCGCAGCCGCCGGACTGGTTCAAGGTAAACAGCGTATTTTAGAACTAGAACGCATACGTGGTGATACATATACACTAGCCGACATATTACACGAGGATCCAGAAATATATGAGTGGTACCACGCAATTGCTTGATAACATTGTTATCACACTACGGAATGACAGCACCGGCGACTGTATGCCGGTGTACATCGACGTGATGGATAACACCTTGAGCCGTAGATGGTTAGCGGCCCTAAACGCAATACTGCATAACAATCTACACCTGGAAAAGAACTACTGCTGGATGGGTTGGACTGAATCACCGCGCACAGGACCTTACTTGCTGGAGCAAGTTAACCTGACTATTCAAGCCATTAATCGTGCTGATATAGGTTACCACATAGATGATTGGTTTAGCTACCATGGATGCATGGACACTGAACACAACATACAACATGACAGGTTTAATCAGCTGCATCGTTACTTTGAAGACCTACAGGGTACTAGTGGGTCTATGAGTGAATACTGGACCGCTGCGGACGACGCTACACGCTGGCATATACGTCAGCTTAATTTGTTGTGTCATGAGTTTGAATCATGGGCCTTGGCCTGGCGTAAGTTGCACACAGCACCCGAATGGCAGCGCCCTAGTCAGCTCATGTGTTGGCTCGGCGCACCACGCTTTGAACTTGATGTAGAAGACTTGGAGCTGTTTGGCATAGAAACCATTAACCGTAGCTTGGGTGGAGTGTATGTGGGTGTTAACAAGGCCATAGGCAAACACCATTGGGAAGTGTTCTCGGACGAGGGCGGTGACAGCAGACTAGCTGAACTAACAACTACAACCTTGCGTACACAAACCGAAGCAGCCGGAGACTTTGACATAGAGTGGGCTAGAGATCCTGGTGCATATGAGTGGCAACGTCGGAAACTGGCAGAGTTCCGCACATGGTTAATTCGCAACGGTTTTGACCCGGCTGATCCCGCACTCACCATAGGACACCCTAGGGTAGCACAGGTGGACCTGATGAGAACATTTGGCACAGAAGATTACCGTTACATATGGAGCCGGTTAAATACTCACCTAAACGTGGTTGCTGTAGCAACTAGTCATGCCCGAGCAGAATACCCTTACTCGTGGCAGGATGCAGACTACATGCAACAACAAATACAATCACTTAAAAAAGGATAATAACATGAAATGGATTCGTAACTTAATCAATCGTGTACGCTTGGAAATACGCTATCGTAAGAAGCTCAAAGAACTACGCAAGCGAGACCCATTTATATACAAATGAAGTTACCGTATACGTTAGGTATCAGTGGCGGGTATCATGATGCGGCTGCTACTGTAATAGACTGTCAAGGTAACATAGCATTTGCCGGGCATTCAGAACGCTATAGCAAACTGAAGAACGATGCTAATCTAAGTGATGGCTTAATAAGCGAACTGTGTGACTATGAGTTTGATACCATAGCATACTATGAGCGGCCTTGGCTACACAACCTACAGCAACTATATTCAGGACAACGTCCTACTGGAGCTTGGACCACAGGTGGTGCCATTAGACAACAGCTAGGCGCTTGGTATAGTCGTCCTGCCGGTAGAGAACTAGCATATGGCCATCACTTGAGCCATGCTGCTGCAGGGTTCCAAACCAGTCCATTTGATAGGGCTACAGTGGTTGTTATAGATGCAGTAGGTGAGTTTGATACAGTAACTATATGGGCGGCAGAATATGATAGAACAGGTACGGCAACTTATAAGCGGTTATGGAGCCAACACTACCCACACAGCATAGGTCTGTTCTACAGTGCGGTAACAGCCCGCTTAGGACTTAGACCCTTAGATGAAGAATACATCACCATGGGCATGGCTGCCTACGGTAGCACTATGTCCAGTGTGTTAATGCACAGCGAACTTGTAGCGAGTGTACGTGATGTACGCTTCAAGCAGAACCTACATGCTGGTCTAGATGACCGGGCTTTTAACGGCTACACTGACGCAGACATTGCAGCAGGAGCACAAAGAATAGCAGAAGAATTGATATATAGTGTAATGCAACGTGCCAGAGCGTTTGGCTGGAGTAGCAACTTGGTATACCAGGGCGGTGTTGCCCTGAACTGTTTGGCCAATCGTAACTTAGGTGAATATTTTGAAAACATTTGGATCATGCCTTGCCCTGGCGACGCTGGTAGTAGTCTTGGTGCTGCTGCCCTTGCGTACGGTCAACGTGTTAATTGGACCAACGCTTACCTGGGTAGAAACATACCCGGTGAGTATCCCGTCCATGCCCTTGTCGATCGTTTGGTTCACGATCGAATCGTTGGAGTTGCTTCCGGTCGTGCTGAATTTGGGCCTAGAGCCTTGGGCAACAGAAGCCTCCTCGCCGACCCTAGAGGACCAGATATAAAGGATCAAGTAAATGCGATCAAACGTAGACAACAATTCAGACCATTTGCGCCGGTCATTCTGGAGGAGTATGTTGACGACTATTTTGACATGCCTGGTGGTTTCGTTACTAGTAGGTATATGCAAGTCGTCGGTCGTTGCCGGAATCCTGATGTATATCCTGCTATCCATCACTATGACGGCACTAGTAGGATACAGACAGTGGCTCGTGATAACTCGGGCATTAGGCGACTCTTAGAAGCCTGGTATCGAGCAACAGGTTGCCCTATGCTGCTTAACACTAGCTTGAATATACGTGGAGAACCCATGGTCAACGACAGAACAGATGCCGATCGTTTTGAACAGCTATACGGTGTCCGGGTCTGTAGTTAATGGCTCAGTTTACCCCAGTTGATGATCGCGGTCGCTTATGGTCGGTTCAAGACCTATTACCCGCAGAACTACTAGCGGATGTACTCAGCACACCTTGGATGGATCTAGCATGGAGTCCTGGTGGCGGACAAGAAACCTGGGCACGTAGGCAAATAGCGTGGGACGATGCTCGAGCACAACACCTGGGCAGTTATATCTCTGCACAATTACCTGAAATCAACAGTGCGTTAGGTACTGAGTTTACACAGTCAGGAGGGCACTGGTGGGTAGATCAACCGGGCTTTACTGTGGCCCTACACACAGACGGACATGTGCCCAACGCCATGCAGATCTATTGGTGTGTACCGGGGCCAGAATGGGGTACAGGATTTTATCGTTACAAGCGTCAGGACTCTTTAATGTATCAAAGCGTGAGTAGGCCCAACACAGGCTACATCATGCTTAATCATCTGGAAGACAACGGTAGTCAACCCTTGATATGGCATGCCATGCTAAACCCTGTACCAGAGGGCACAAT